CTCCAGTCCATTCTTTCGGAACTGGAGGATAAATTTCCACCAGTAAACCCACATCCTAAAGAGGAGTTAAATACTATCATGTATAGATCAGGGCAACGCTCTGTAGTAGAGTGGATGAGAGATCGATTGGAGGAAAGTAGATGAGTCAAAGTTATTGGCAGAGAAAATTAGAAGGAGGTCAAGGTAACTGGGACGCAGTCACTAAGGCAGATGAGTATTGGGATTATGATCCTGCAATACATGGAGGTTCAGGTGCTCTGTCTGATGGATTTGTTCGTCCAGATGATCGTGACTTTGCAGCAATGCAATCTGAATTTGCAGCAGCAGGTAACCCTAGTTACTGGGGTACCCTTGGAAACTTAAGGGATGCTGTTGGAGAGGGTGAAACATATCTACATCACACTGAGTGGGATCAAGATATGATTGACAACTGGAACAAACAGAACTACGCTACTGGTGGTGCTGAACAGCAATACTATAGTGGCGGTGAGTTAAATGTTGGCCAAACTACAGAAGATAATTGGTCTAAATCTGCAGTAGGATACTTAAGTGGTGATACTAACTGGGCTTATACACCAGGATCACAAGCAACACAATTTGCTGATTGGCATGAAGGCGCTTGGGACCCAGACTATGAGTGGTCTGGGTATGGATTTAATCAGTATGACCCTGACTTTCATGGACATGAATTCCGTACTGCATCAGATTTCATAGCAAATTATGATGCAGAAGCGGAGGGACCTATAATAAGTTCTAACAAGTTTCAGGATCATAGCTTCATTAGGGATGAAGATGTAGATGCAGCAGTTAAATGGGGTGACGATAAATATCGATCACTCTATTATAATATTGATGCAGAGACCGGTGGAATGAGTGCTTATAACTTTACAAAGGCCAATACTGCGCAACAAGATGCAGAAGGTAATATTACTGGGGTAGGAGGAGGAGACCATGTGCCGGCTAGTCTCTATCAGTCTGATGTTCTAGAAGGATTATTTGATACATCACAATGGAAATCATTTACTTTAGAACAGAAAGCAGCACTTAATCGGAAATGGTCTACTGATACAGATTCGAAATACATTGGAGAGTGGCCAGATGCAGAGACATCAACCAAAACCAGGACATCAAGTTTAGATATTCAAAAGGTATTTGATGATCAATATTGGACAGCTGAAGACTTTGGTTTGTTAACAGATAAAAGTGCCACTAGTTTATATGATAAATTAAACCAAGCCGAAGTTGATTGGGATTTCTATGAAAACGATGCAGCTTATTTACAGGCTGCTAGAGAAGTAGGTATCTTACCTACTCATGATAGTGATAAGAGATTTAGTTCAATAGAAGATATCCGAAAGGCACGAAGACAGATTGGTACATGGGGTGTAGATTATAATCCTGATTCCAGCAGTGTAGTAGGTGCAGTAGATAATTTAGATGGAACAGGTACTGAAATACCAACTACACAAACTGGTGCAGAAGATCAGATTGCTCTTGCAGAACAGAATGAAGTCATAGAGAACATACCTAAAGAACCACATCTTGCCACTGATGCAGGGTATAACTTTGGTGATGATGAAGAAGTTGGTAGCAATGAACCTCTAGATGTTGTTTTATCTACTGGTGCTACTGATGAGGTAGCTGATGTTACTTATGATGATGAAGGAGATCAAGTCTGGACTGATGATATAGATCCTGTTGAAGGAGTGAACCCTGAAGCATTTGGTGAAGAGCCTGGTGACGTAGATCCTATTGTTGGTTTAACAGAGGATGAAACAGATGAGATACGTCATACATCTGAGATGGCTGATGAAGCTGAGTATCAAGCAGATGTGAGAGTTGAAGGAGAAGGATTAGGTCAGGTTCAAAAAGATTTAGGAGGTTCAGAGAACTGGCAGGTGAGTGCAGGTAACTGGGTAGATGAGTATCTAGCAGGTCTTGATCTAACAGGTGCAGCTACAACTGCTGGACAAACTGCTGGACAAACAGCTGGTGCTGCTGCTGCGTCTGATGCAGGGTATCTCACAGGAGATCAGCTATCATCTCACGGCTTCCAAACAGCTGGAGATGTAGCTGGACAAGTAGAAGGCTATGGTTACCAGACAGCTGGAGATGTAGGCTCACAAGTAGAAGGCTACGGTTACCAGACAGCTGGAGATGTAGCTGGACAAGTTTCACAAGCTGTAGATCCCCTTAGTTCACAACTAAGTGCATTAGATAAAACGTTTGATGAATTTGAATCAGATCAAAATGTCCGTGACCAACAGACAAGAGCTTACAATCAACTATTAATACGTGATGCTGAACGTGCACGTGTTGCTGCTTCTTATGGAGCAGGGGGTAGACCACTCAATAAGAAAGTAAAAGGTGTACGTATGGGTTCTAGTAGAGATGATGATTGGGATTCAAGACCTACATTTAATACCTTTAATAGAGGTGGTTTAAGAATCAGTTCTTTAAATATTTAATTTATTATGGCAAGATCTTATAGAGGACCTGCTCGCTCAGGTAGAGGACCACAGAGAGGAAGAAGACCTCCAACTGGAAGACCAGTTAAAGGAAGAGGACCAACAAGAAGTACATCACAAGATCTCAATGCTCAAAGACGTGCTATGATGATCCAACAACTTATGGCTCAACGTCAAGGAGGATCACCTAGGATGTCAGCAGGGATGCCAGCAGGGCCTGCCTCAGGCAGCCGTTTTAATATGGGCATAAGACGTAGAGATCCTTTAGGACGTGCCCCTATGAGACGTCCTCCTGTACCTATGAGACGTCCTCCTACAGGACAAGTACCACAAAACAGACGTGATTTACGTATAAGATAATGACAGCTAAATCTAGGTATGACTATTTATCTAGCGACCGTTCCCAATTTTTAAACGAAGCGAAAGACGCATCGGATCTTACCTTACCTTATCTAATTCGTGGTGAAGAAGAACATCATAAAGGTATGAGGAATCTTCCAACACCCTGGCAAAGTGTCGGGGCTAAAGGAGTAGTAGCATTGGCATCTAAATTGTCACTGTCACTTGTTCCTCCACAGACTAGTTTCTTTAAACTACAATTAGATGAGTCTCAACTAGGTCAAGATTTTCCACCAGAAGTTAGATCAGAACTTGATTTATCCTTTGCAAAGATTGAACGCACCATCTTAGATGCTATTGCAGCAACTGATGATCGTGTAGTAATACACCAAGCACTGCAGCATTTAGTTGTAGGTGGTAATGCTTTAATCTTTATGGGTAAAGATGGACTGAAACTATATCCGTTAAATCGTTTTGTTATAGATCGTGATGGCAACGGCAATGTGATTGAAATAGTTACAAGAGAAAGAGTTAACAAACAAACAATTGGAAAATATTTACCAGAAGATTTTGAATATCCAGTTACTGAGTCACCTAATGACGATGGTTATACATCTGAAGATGAACAGTGTGATATCTATACACATGTAACTAGAGATAACAATAGATTTGTCTGGCATCAAGAAGTATATAGTGAGATTCTTGAAGGTAGTTATGGTAAAGCACCTGTAGATACTACACCTTGGTTACCACTACGTTTTAATACTGTAGATGGTGAATCTTATGGGCGTGGTAGAGTAGGTCAATTCATTGGTGATCTTAAGTCACTTGAGGCACTCTCTCAGGCTATCGTAGAAGGCTCTGCAGCAGCTGCTAAAGTTATTTTCACTGTATCACCCTCAAGTACTACTAAACCCGCCACGCTGGCCCAAGCAGGCAACGGAGCTATCGTTCAAGGAAGACCTGATGATATCAGTGTTGTACAAGTTGGTAAAACTGCTGACTTTAGGACTGCCTATGAGATGATGGGGCAGCTTGAACGAAGACTTAACGAAGCCTTCCTTATACTTCAAGTAAGACAGAGTGAACGTACTACTGCACAAGAAGTACAGATGACTCAGATGGAATTAGAACAACAGTTAGGTGGACTCTTTGGTTTACTTACTGTTGAATTCTTAGTTCCATATTTAAATCGTAAGCTTAGTGTATTCCAAAAGACAGGAGAGATACCAAAGATACCTAAAGGTATGGTGAAACCTATCATTGTAGCTGGAATTAATTCCTTAGGTCGTGGACAAGATGTCCAAGCTTTAGGTCAGTTCCTTACTACTATCTCCCAAACTATGGGACCAGAAGCTATACAAGAATATATTAACCCTGATGAAGTTATTAAACGACTAGCTGCTGCTCAAGGTATTGATGTATTGAATCTTGTTAAGAGTATGCAAGAGATTCAACAGAAAGAACAGGAAGCACAGCAAATGGAACAGCAACAAATTCAGCAACAACAACAGATTGATGCGATGAAGACTCCAATGGCTGATCCTTCTAAGAATCCTCAGTTAGCACAGCAGTTAGCTCCTGATGAAGCAGGAGTACCACAAGAACCACCTCAAGAATAATGGCAGAACTATTAACAATTGAAGATACTACTGAAGCTACTTCTGTAGATAACCTTTCTGAAGAAGAACAGGATTCTCTAAAAGTAGGGGAAGTAATGCAGCAAGAACAAGAACAGTTACTTGCTGGTAAGTATAAGAATGCACAAGAGTTAGAAAAAGCTCACATAGAACTTCAGAAAAAATTAGGACAGAAAGAAGATCCTAAAGAAGAAGTAGAAGAAGAAGTTTCAGAAGAAGCACCTGATGAAGATGTATCAGAAACAAATGTATTAGAACGTTTATGGACTGAAACACAGGAAGGTGATCAAAAGGTTACTAAGGAGACCGTAGAAGAATTAGCTAAGACTGATCCAAGAGAATTAGCTAAGATGCATCTTAACTATAGAGCAGAAAACGCACCTAAAGATTTCACTGAGAATGATGTTAAGCAATTAAAATCAATGGCAGGCGGAGATGAGGGATATAGTAATATGTTACAGTGGGCAAACGAGACTCTTAATGCAAAAGAGATTGAAATGTTTGACGCTGTAATGGGTCAAGGTAATCCTCTTGCTGCTTTCTTTGCTGTACGTTCATTATCATATAGGTATCAAGATGCACAAGGTTATGAGGGTAGAATGGTGACAGGTAAACCTGCTAAAACAAATACTAATGTATATCGTAGTCAACAAGAACTTGTAACTGCTATGACTGATCCTAGGTATGATAAAGATCCTGCTTATAGACAAGATGTAATGCAAAAATTAAGTCGATCTAAAGATGTATCATT